AAATATGTAAAAAAATGATGTTTATTTATGTTATTAAATTATAACATGACAACTTCAATAAATGTATACATCGATGGGTCCTGTGTTCATAACGGACAAAAAATTGCAAAAGCAGGATATGGTGTATTTTTCAAAGATGGTGATCCCAGAAACGAACACAATATTGTAGTTGGCAAACAATCTAATAATACAGGAGAACTTACAGCTTTTATTAGGGCTATTGAAATATTGGATGAAGATTTAAATCAAAATAAAATTATACATATATATACTGATTCAGAATATGTTATCAAATGTGTTACAACATATGGTACGAAATTAAAAAATAATAATTGGCAACCTAAAAAAGATAAGGTAATACCAAATTTGAATTTAGTAAAAAAAGCTTACGAATTATATGCAAATAATATAGATTTGATTAAATTACATCATATTAAAGCACATACTGATAATGACGATGAACATTCAATTGGAAATAGCGAAGCAGATAGATTAGCAAATATGGCTATTGGTCACGAAAGATGTCCTTATCAAAATACTAAACATTACATTAATATTAGTTATGATAAAAAAAATGCAGCTAAATTATTAGGAGCAAAATGGGATATGAAAGAAAAAAAATGGTATTATGAAAATACTATCAGCGATGATAATAAAGAAGCAATAAATCAATTAGAACTAGAATTTACAAAAACTAAAGACCTTGTACCAATTATAGAAGAAAACAATATAAATAACGAAAATATATACCTTAGAATTCCTTTCAAAAATAAAGATGCTGCAAAAAAATTAGGTGCCCGCTGGGATCCATCTAGAAAATTATGGTATTATATGTCAAATTTAGATATTGATAAGATAACTAAACTAAAAGCATTAGAAAGTTAATTTGATAACAAGGTTTTGATATATTGTATATTAATCATGGGTAGTATAGGACTACATTCCCATAAATGTTTTTTTAAGAAAGTTTGGATTTTATATTTATTCGGATACATATGATATAATCCTTCGTAATCATTATTCATATATTTTTTATGCTCATTTTGTAAAAGTTCCTTGCTTTCTTTTGGTAATACAACAAGCAATTGAATATTACTATCAACAAACCCTCCTTTATTTATGATTTCTGGTATTGGGTTTGCAATTGCATGATTTGCAATATCTTTAATTGTCGGAGGATATGTATAAGGATAATACCAATCATAATCCAAATCTGTCCTTTTGTAATAAGCATATGTCCAATATATTCCCTTGATATAATTTTGGCATGCAGTAAATAATACAGTAGATGATAATAATATGTTACTATTAAATAATGCCTTATAATATTCATGCCTCCATTTAGCAGGATTATCATATATATAATTTGCTAGAATATCTTTGTGACGAATTGCATATAAATCGCTTTCTAATTTAAGATTTTCTGGTAAACGCTGTTTAATATTTTTTTCACACGTAGTGTGCATATCCGTATCTTCTGTTTTAGCCAAATCAGTGAAAATACTAGTTAGACAAGAATGATTTATTGATCCTTCCTTCACTAGAAGACCGTAACTATTAATAGCATTTTTTGTAGCTCTAACTAATTTATCAATTCCATCTGATTTTAAATCAACTGTCAATAAATGTGGAATAAAATCATTACCAAATAAAGAACACATAACGCAATATGTTTCAATTAAATCATATTCGTTGTAGTTTTCTATATTAATATCCCAGGATATAGAAAGTTCTTGAATAATAGCATTACGAAGTTGAGAAATATCTAAATAATTTGTTATAGTTTGCTGTGTAATATTGTCTTTATTTTCTCTCATTAAATAAATATGTTTTTTATGGGAAATTAATGATAGAATTATAAGATCAGCATCTAAACCATGAATAACAATTTTGTTATCATCCGTTTCTAAAGCAAGACGATCAAATATCTTATGTTCTCCTTCTCCATTTTCGTCACTACCACTATAGATAATTGTAATATCGCGAGTATTGTAACGCAATTTCTTTTTAATAAATGTATTTAAATTCTTCATAAATATTGTACCAGCTGTAATAGCATTTGTATCCCAATGAGTATCTATTTTATCTATTTTATTTTTGTAAACAGACAAATATCTTCTTTTTCTTTGTTGAGCCATTTTTGCCAATGGTGCTACTCCATCTGCGCAAATAATATATTTTTTTGCTTTGATAGTATCGATATATAATTCAATTTTTTTCCAAACAGCTTCAATTATTTTTTGTTCTATATCTGTTGTATTTGTTTTAATGATATCTTGTGCTACTGTATGAATAATACCATTAAAATCAACGCAAAATGTATCAGGATGTAATGGTAATGTATTTACTAAAATATTATAATATTTTTGAGTAAGTGAATAAAAATAATATGGAATACCCATCTTTTATATATATTATGTGCAAAAGTTTATATAAAAATCATTTTTTTATTTTTCTTCTAATTACATTAGAATAATATATGTCTAATATATCTAAGGTTCTTAGCGATGTTTTTTTCGGAACACCACAATCAAAATATGCTGCGATAGCATATTTTTTAACTATTGCGATTATATGTTTTGCTGTGCTTTTTTCAAGTAGCGATGTCCCTATAGAGCAAAGATTTGTTGTTGTTATGTTTATATTAATCATAACTATCCCTTCTGTGTTATTTTCACTTTTTGAATTAACTTGTATTGTAACTGGTGGTAGTAAAAACACTAGATGGTGGTGCTATTGGTTAGCATGGTTTTTAAGCATCTTATTAATTGTTTATTGTTTATTTATCATAATATCACTATTTTTCTCTATGGCATCATATGATTTAGCTGTATCAAGAATAAATGATAATGAGAATGATAATAAGATAAGTCGAACTGATGCAAATGATTATGCAAAAGATATCATGAAACAATACGAAGATGATAAACAAGATGGTAATGTTACCAAAGAGCCTGAAATGCAACAGTCTGAAATGCAACAGCCTCAAATGCAACCTGAAATGCAACCCGAAATTCCTCGCCCTCCACAAATGCAACCAAGTGTAACAAACCCTGTTATGTCCAATGATCAAAATATGTTCATAGACTTTGAAAAAATGGGATATGATAAAGATGATAATTATGCTCCTATTAGTAATACATCATCAGATATGTCTTATGGTTTTTCATCAGCAAATAAATTAAACAATGATTATTTACATTCAAATCGCACATTACCTAATGAAAATATGTTTGAACCAGAACCATTTGAAAATGATAACAATTTAGAAAATTTTTTCGGGGTACCTGATTATAGAAATCAAAAAAAAGTAGACTTAAAAAAACGTCAAGAAAAACAAGCTTGTATAAGACAAAAATGTGAAGGGAAAGAAGGGAAAGACTTAAATTCTTGTATGTTACTACTTTGTAATAATAACTAAAGGAAAAAGAAATACCACTATTATTTTTATAAAAACATTTAAGAAATGTTCGATATATTTATTATAATGTTTGAATTATATAATGAAAAAAAAAGATGATGAAAATAAAAAACAGCATTTTCGCCCTCATACTTGTCGTAACTGTGGTGTAAATGGGCATTTATATAAAGATTGTCTGCATCCTATAATGAGTTTTGGTATTATATGTTACAAATTAGAAAACAATACAATTAAATATATAATGATACAGCGAAAAGATAGCCTGTCTTTTATGGAATTTGTCCGTGGAAAATATACCGTTGACGATTTTGTTTATATCAAACAGTTGTTAAATTATATGACTGAAAATGAAAAGAAAATGTTATTAAATAATTCCTTCGACGAAATATGGAATTATACTTGGTGTCAAAACACACAAACTGGTTTTAAACATACAAAAGAATATATTGAATCTAAACAAAAGTTTGAATATATTACAAATTATAGCGATATAAAAACCTTACTGACATCATCTATATCAAATAGCAATTTATTTGAACAAGAATGGGGATTTCCTAAAGGTCGTAAGAAATTGAAGGAATTAGATGTTGATTGTGCGATAAGAGAATTTTGCGAAGAAACACAATTAACAAAAAATGATATATTGATACATGATAATATTCTTCCTTTTCAGGAAATATTTTTTGGCACCAATAATATACTTTATAAACATGTTTATTATATTGCAAAATTAATGAAAGAAGATTCAAATGTTTTCATAGACAATACTTGCATAGAACAAGTTCGCGAAGTTAGAGCTTTACAATGGTTCTCATATGATGAAGTATTATCACATATCAAATTACACAATATTGAACGTATTGAAATTTTCAAAAAAGCTCATGAAACAATTTGTAATACTGAGAATATATCTCTATTCTAATTAGGGAACTGATGGGTAAGATATTACTTACAAAAGAGGATTGTGAAAAGTGGAAAAAAACACCAAACAAAAATCCTAAAACAAACTATACTCTCAAAGAAAATAGTAAATTATTACAAGAAATTAAAGAAACTTGTGATGAAATTTTAAAAGAAAAACCACCGAAAACTACGACACAACAACCAAATTTATCTCCAAAAAGATCACAACAACATATTGAAAACCAAAAAAACCTACTAGCAGCAAAACAATCTCCCAAACATGATAATACAGTAAATTCATTTGAACTGCATTATCCAGATTTAGACGATGTGGAATTTTCATCAAAAATTGCAAATATTAAAGATTTCAATATTCATAAAGTTCCAGAATATCCCATTATTAAAACGATTGAAGATTTCTCTAATATGTCAAATAAACTATGTGGTATTTTTGAAAAATCATATTACCAACATTTTATCAGTCGTTATATATCTTACAGATCGCCTTATAGAAGCATATTACTTTATCACGGTGTTGGTGTAGGTAAAACATGTTCTGCAATTACATTATCTGAATCATTTTTAATTCCGCATAACTCTTTATTAGAACCTAAGATTTGGGTTATTATGCCACATGCTTTAAAAAGTAGTTTTAAAAATCAAATATTTGATATAGATTATCATACATTTGAAACTCTAGCCAATCAATGTACTGGAGACACATATATTAAACTACTAAATATATCCAAATCTTCATTCAATGATAAAAATAAATTGAAATTAAACTTAAGCAAATTATTAAAAAGCAGATATAGATTATTTACATATGACGCTTTTGCCAAATTTGTTCAAAATGAGAATGCAGGAAAAATAATAAAAGATAAGGTAATAATTGTAGATGAAGCACATAACATAAGAAGTACAGACAAAGAAGATAAGGATGTTTTTGTAGCTTTAAAAGAAGTTCTTAAAAACGGTATCAATAACAGATTGATACTTTTATCTGCAACACCAATGTATAATGAACCCAGAGATATATTAGATTTATTTCAATTAATGCTAGTAAATGACAAAAGATTTGATATTATAGAAAAAAATAAAGATATTTTTGAAAATTTATCATTAAAAATAGATGCCAATGTTTTAAAACTAATTAAACAATTATGTTCCACGTATGTATCATATTTAAAAGGTCATAATCCTTTTACATTTGCTTTAAAATTAAGTCCTAAATACAGTAACATACCATTGTTAGAAAAAACTCCTTCATTAGATCCCTTTGGGAAAAATATACCTTTAACGGACAAAAATTGGATTAATAATATTGATGTTGGTGTCGTACCATCAATTTTAGGAGAAATGCAAAAACACATTGTAGGAAATTTCAAAGATCTAGAAGAGAATAATATTTTTAATAATTTACAACCAATGAATATAGTTTATGGTGATGATATAGGAGAAAATGGCTTTTATACATTTTTCTCCAAAGCTAAAGATACAGATCCGCTATGTGTTAAATATAATAAGAATTATATGAATGCATTGATGCCAGATGAACAACATTTAGGTAAATATTCTGGAAAATTTCTCAACATATGTAATTTTATAAAAAAATCAGAAGGAATAGTTGTTATTTATTCAAGATATAGATGGTCCGGAATTATTCCTTTAGCAATTTGTTTAGAACATCTAGGATATTCAAGAGAAGGTGCTAACAATATTTTAGATAAAGCTGAAATAATTAAAAACCCGGCAAAATATAATGGTGTTAGTAATCCCAAATACTGTATATTGTCTAGTGAAAATAAGGATATTATGGGAACAACAACAATAGATACGTTAATAAAAAAAATCAATAGTCCAGAAAATATAAATGGGTCTCTTATAAAAGTTATATTAATAACACCTGTTGCAAGCGAAGGACTTAGTTTTTATAACACTAGAGAAATTCATTTAATAGAACCCTGGTACCATTTTAATAAAGCTGTACAAATTATAGGTAGAGGTATTCGTAATTGTAGACATCAACAGTTACCATTTGCAGAAAAAAATGTAACAGTATTTATGCATGCAAGTGTTAATGATAATGAAAATAATGAAAGTATAGATTTACATGCCTTAAGAATATCTACACGTAAATATTCAGAAAGTAATGAAATAGATAACATTATCAATAATAATTCATTAGACTGTGCATTAATGAAAAATATTAATTTTTTCCCGAAACATTTGTTTAAATTAGGATCAGTACCTATTAAAACATCACAAGGTATTACAACATATTATCAATTTGGTGATGATGACAAACTAGAACCTACTTGTGCAATAAGAAAACTTAATTTAAAACAATCTAATTATAGAAGAGATACTTATAAACATCTTATTATCAATACACAGAATATTTTAAGAAAATTTATTATCGAAGAGATAAGAAATAATAAATTCTATGTAAGCATTGAAAACTTAATTCAAAATATTGAAATAGATGATAAAATATTGTTTGAAACTATCAGAACATCCATATTTCCAAATGTGTTAATAGATGGTTATACAATTATTCCACACGAATATGGTTTACATATTATGCAGATAAAAAACATTATTCCTCAAAAACTTAATATAGTCTTTGATGATAAAAAAGATGTATTAAAAATACATTCAAATCATCCAGAAAAAGAGAATATAGACCTATCTCATATAAAACTTGATATAGAAAATATGAAAAAATCTACAATTTCATTATATTCTTCATTAGATGTAAAAACATTTTTATTAATTGTACAACAAATACTCAAGAAGGATGTTCTTGATGAAACTCTTGAATATATTGCAAATTGTCTGTATATACAAGGTGTTCTCATAAAACATCACGAATTACCTTTGTTTGCAAACAATAGTTTATTCATAGGATATGTAAATATATTTAATCTTAAAAATAATTTTGATGTTATTCTTTATAATAAAAATGATAATAAATACAGAGATGCAAATGATAAAGAAAAAAATGAATTAATAAATAACCGTAAAAAGTACAATGATATACCCGAGGATATGTCTTTAGAAAATATGCCTTGGGGTGCTTTCATTCCTAAAAAGCTTAAAGATAAAGAAGACATTATAAATGTTTTCAAATTATTTACTTCAGGAGAGAGTGCTGGTAAAAAAACAGGTATTGATTGTACATCTTTGAAAAAAGACGAGCATCTTCGAATTTTTGAAGAAATAGGAATTAGAGATATAGATGGTACAAAAATACAAAACTGTACTGAAATAGCAAACGAATTGTTAATTAAAGAAAGAATGACATTGTTGCCATTATTTAAGCCCCACGTCTAACAAGATAGTGCCATTATTTTTTTCCTTATTATAAATAACAACATCTTTATTATATTGCACAGTTTTATCAAATATAAATGACATAAATAATGCTGTTGATTTATTCCATCTATTATTTACAATGGCAGACATTACTTCAGCTGATTTTTTTGCTCCAAAGACTTTGATAAACTCATTTTTAGAAATAAATTCAATTAGCCTTGATTTAACATGGTCTTTATTTATTGGTAATGTATTAGTTTCTCTTAAAATTAATTCAATAGGTTTTATAATATCTTTTTTGTTTGATTTTTTATCTTTAAAATCAGTTTGTGTATTAGAGGGTTCAGAAATATAAGTTTTTGATATTAAAACATCTTCATGTTTTTTCTGTTTTTCATACAAAATATCACGACCATCTTGTAAAACATATTTTGGCGTTTTATCATCATTTTGTTCAATAAATTGTGTATATTGACAATATAATTTTCGGTCTTCTAATTTCCATATCAATTCGTCAGCATTAGCAGATTGTAGTTGGTCGTTTAATAACTCAATTATTGCTTTAGACATTATACTGATATAATAGTATAAACTATATATCATTTTTTAGATTTTTATGAAATTATATAATCTTCATAAGACAATTCGTTTTCTATTAGAGTTGTGCAAATGCTATTTTGTTTCATAAATTTCTTTTTTAATAAATAAAATTTCATACTAGATGAAAATTTTTGTTTACTAGATACAACATTATTAGTTTCAACAACATCATTTTGTATAGAGATATCCTCTGCTTCCTTCTCTTTACAATTAATAGTGTCATTTAATAAATTTCTCATCATTTCATATTTTGAAATTTCATTTTGAGATTTGATGCAAAATTGTATATAATCATCTATTTTTTGTAAAGTATTGTCATCAACCCAATTTAAATTTAAAAATATACCATTGTTATTCTTGGTATAATTTGTATCTGATGATTTTATAATTTTATATATTTCCATAATTTCATTATCTGATAACCTTTGTATATTTCCTTGTATTTGTTTGCAAATTTCTATTTTGTTCATGCATAATATACATATATAAAAGATTTACTATTTATATATATTTTATGGTTCATCTGGAATTTCAAATTCATGATCATCCTCGATTTCATCAAAATCTTCATCATCAAAGTCTTCATCGTCAAAATCATCATCTTCATCATCTTTAAATTCAAGCTCTTCATCATCTTCTAATTCATGTTTGCCAGCATCATTATTTTCTATGATATCTAATTTTTTAATTCCATCTTCATCTTCTTCATCTTCATCTTCATTATCAATGTCAACCTCTGTCAAAACATCTTCTACTTCAATTTCATCGTCAATTTGAATTTCATCATCTTCTGTTTGCTGTACTACTACAATATTTTCATCAGTATTTTTAATAATTTTACCTATAATTGATATTACATTATCATATAATGTAAATTTCTTACCACAAACTTTTACTTGGATTTCATCGCCAATGTTTACAGTATCAATATTAATTTCTGATTGTATTCCTGAAGTAATTTTAGGTACTATAACCTCTAAAATTACAATATCATCATATATACCTTCGGCCCGCAATCCTAAATTATTTTTTGCTTTTACTACACATTTGATAATTGAATCTTGAGCAGGATTGCATATTTCAGCAATACAGTTTAAATCAAATGCAATATTTGCATTAAAATGATATTCCTTAAAATATCCAGCAGATCTTTTGATAATTTTAATACTATTTTTTTTTATAAATCCATGTTTACTGCAAATATTTTCTAAATTTTTCTTAAGTTTATTTTCAATAACGTCATTATAATTATTTGTTAATTCGCGAGGGGTTAGTTGTACTGTTGTAGTAAACTTAATAGGCATGAACATTTTATTTAATGACATTTTGCTGAATTAACAATTTCTCTATATGAATAGATCATTTTTTATTTATATATTGTCAATTTCTAAAATAAAAAATGACATATAAATCTATAATATCTATATTTAGTAGATAAGACATAGGATGGAAATATCAAAGGATAATTCGATATTTTCAATCATTGAACGTCAACATTCTCTTAAAGATGATAATATAAGGTGGAAAATAGAATTCTTTAATGAGACATCATGGACTGAAAATGAATATAACAACTTTATAAATGTTATGAAATCCTTTGGTTACACTGAAGAAATAGATACGCAAGATTTAAATGTTTCTTCAGATGATATTATGTTAGAAATTACTGGAAATTCTAATATTTTAAAATATTGTATGTCTGATAATTATAAAAAAATTCAAACTAAATGGTATAAAAATAAAGTATTAGCAGATGATAATTTGAACGATTTAATTGATTCTAAATTAAATTTCAATCTTTCGAAGTTTACAGAAACACAAGAACCAGCAAATTGGAAGGATATGAGAAAATATTTTAAAATAAATAAAAAAATCAAATTCATAGACGAGGTCAATAATGTAACCTATGTTGTAAATATTACTAAATGCAAAGATTACGAAATTAATAATATGTACTATTCGCTAAGAAGTTCAGGAATAGTTAAGTCTCAACACAAATATGAATTTTATGTAGATATAACAAATACTTCTAAAGAATATATAATTCCCGCAATTATCAAAATGGAACAGTCTTTATATTTATCTACATTTGTTTTATCAAAACAACAACAAAATGACATCATTGCAGAATATCATAATTTAGTAAAAAACGATATTGTTAGTAGAGGGTATAATAAAGCTAATGAAAAACCACCACTTTTAACTCCAAAACCAGTTACACTTGAAAAAATAAATATGCTCAATCCAGAAGAATATGGTGTTATAAGTATTCTATCTGAATATACAGTAACTGAAAAAGCAGATGGAGAAAGATTGCTAATGTATATAGATAATAATGGGAAAATATATCTTATTAATAATACTTACAGGGTAATTGATACAGGATTAGAAGCAGGTAAGGAAATTCATAATTCTCTTATAGATGGCGAGTATATCGCATGTCATAAAAGAAAGGATTATTCTTCTAAAAATTTATATGCGGCATTTGATATATATTATTATGGTGGAAAAAAAGTTACGCAATATCCTTTAATTGAAGACAAGACTATTACAGGTAATTTAGAAAGCAGATATAAATATTTACAAAATGCTGAAAAATACATCAAAAATGCTAAATACTCTATAGATTTTATAGTAAAAGAACATATATATAACAAGGATATTTTAGTAGAATGTAGAAAAATATTAAATGGAAATAAAAAGTTCCCTTATGACATCGATGGTTTAATATTTACACCTGCAAAATTAGCATTGTATTCTTATTACGCTAATAAACCGGTTGCGCTAACAGAAAATGTAAAATGGGATAGAGTGTTTAAATGGAAACCACCTGAACAAAATACTATTGATTTTCTTGTAAAGGAAGGACATAATATTACTATTGATGGTCAAAAATACAAAGAAATGTATTTATATGTGGGATATAATGCATCGCAATGGGAAAATTACACAATTGATGAGGCACTCAAGATTTACTATGACAAAGAATATAGAAAAACCATAAAAGATAAGAAAACAGCATATATTCCTAAACTATTCAAACCTGCTGTTTATTACAATGCTGGTATAGAAAAGGCTTTGGTAAAAATTACTGGTTCAGGTGAAACAAGGTGTGAAAATGGAGATAAATTTGAGACTGATAGTATTGTTGAATTTCGATATGTCTTGGACGAAAGTATTCCTATATCTATGAGATGGGTTCCTATGCGTATTAGAGAAGATAAAACAAGAGTATATAAAACAGGAGAATTATCAAAAACTGCAAATGATATGAGTGTTGCAATTAACATTTGGAGATCAATACATAATCCTGTTTCAGAAAGTATAATAACTGGGAATGAACCGGTTTTCAATATGGATGTTCCTGAAGTAGACAATGAAAGACTTTTGCAAACAGATGATATATATTATTCAAGAAATATTCCCCGCGAAGCATTATTGTCATATAATATGCTTCAATTTCATAATCATGGCATCAAAAAAATGTTATATACCAAACCTAAAAGCAAAGGTACTATTGTTGAATTAGCTTGCGGTGAAGGAGGAGATATGCCCAGATGGCTTGATAATGGGTACAGGTTTGTATTAGGTATGGATTTGGTTAAAAATAATATATATGGTCCTCGTTCTGGTGCATATAGTCGTATGTTGAATAGAAAAAGTCATTTTGTCAAACGTGTCGGTAATGAGAAAATAGCATATACAGATATGGTATTTGTAGCAGGTGATTGTGGTAAATCTATAATGAATGGAGAATGTTCGTCTTCAATAAATGACCAAGATAGTGTAAATATGCTTAAATTAGTATTAAATAAAAAGAAGGGTATATTACCAAAACACTATGCGCATATTGCAGGACAGGGTGCGAATGGATTTGATGCGTGTTCTTGTATGTTCAGTATACATTATTTCTTCAAATCAGAAGAAACATTAGATACATTTTTGCAAAATGTCAACTCATTATTAAAAAAGGACGGTGTTTTCTTCTGTACATTTATGGATGGCAAACTGATAGAGGATGCTATAGAAAATTCTGGAGGTGATATGATTGAAGGGAAAAAATATACAGATATAGATGGAAGAAACGGTGTTCCTATTTGGGCTATCATAAGAAGATTTAGTAAAGATGCAACATCTAAATATAGTAAAAAAATCGACGTCTTTATTGAATCAACTAATAAATTTATTCCAGAATTTATAGTTTCTTATGAATTACTTGTAGAAAAATGTAAAGCATATAATTTATCTCTAGTAGAAAGTGAATTATTTTCACAAACATTTAATAAAATTAAACAAACTATACCTGAAGACAATAAAGTAAAAGATTCGTTACATAAAAATATATTAGAACTGGACAAAGATGATGTGCAAAAACAATTTAGTTTCTTTAATAGATGGTGTGTATTTAAGAAAATATAAAAAAAATGATATACGCTTACATGTATATATATTATAATATGGAAGAATATTTACACCAGGCTGGTTTCATAAAGCAGGTAATTAATAATTATAAAAATAACTATTATTTATTCAATAAGTTAGATGGTAATGATATTATAATGTATGCAAAAACAAATGGTATTAGACAACTAATTAAATCTCATTTTGGTGTCAATATAAATATATGTCCATGTGAAATGTTTATATTGCGTTATAGTGATAGATTGAGTGTTAAAATAATAGATGATATAACTACCTTGACTAAATTAAAACAGGTGCCATATTTGCAAAAAATGTATGAAACACAATTAAATAGTATTCCAAATATAGATATAAAATATGCAATTAAAATTAATATGAAAACCAAAGAAGAAAAAATTTTAAATGTTTTAAAATCGTTTGATATAAGGATTGTTTATACTCCTAATGAATTAGATTGTTGGCTAGATGAATAAATTTTATGGCTTCTTTTCGTATTTCACTATTTAGAGTAAATTTTTTTGGAAAAACATATTCTGTATATAAAGCATTTTTATTTTTATTAATCATATATATATGATATTATTTTATAGTGCTTATTGTAATCATTGTTCCATGTTATTAGAACATATTAAAAGGTATGATAAAAACAAATCTATTAAAATTGTATCAATTGACGAATTGCGTACCAAAAATATAAAAATAGATTCAAAAATACATTCTGTTCCTGCACTAGTATTAATGCCCAGTAAGGAGATTTTATTTGGCAAAGCAGTATTTGACCATTTATTATTACCTGGTAGAGGCGTATTATGCGGAGGACAAAATACAAGAGTAGAAACAAAAAAAGAAAATAGTATTGATGTCCCTGATAGCAATATTAATAATCCTACATTAGATATAAATAATGATAATGAACCTGCTGCTTTTTCATTATCAGGATTTACTTTATCAGATACATTTTCAAATATTGATGATAATATAGAAACTATCATTGACAAAAACTACAATTGGGATTATATTTCAGATAATAAAGCAGAACAATCCAATAACACCATAGTAACAGATAATGTTATAAATAATACAACAGAAAAGAAGAATACATTACCTACTTTAGAAGAACTAATGCAACAAAGAGAGAAAGATATAATATTAAAATAGATATAAAGGATATGATTTAATTTTATATATATTAATTATATGTCAAATCATTTTGTTTTTAACCAGTATTATATAGACCTTCTTAAAAGATTAAAATCTGTTTCCAAAAAATTAAAAGATGGAAATCAAACAGAAAATGTTGATGTTGGTAAAAAGGTATACAAATCTATCAAAGAAAACTATATTACCTTAGATAAATCATCAGACGAATATGTAAAATATTTCAATAATACTGTTACAGATGATTTTTGGACATCATATCTTGATATTGAGGATATTAACAATGCAGGCGATTGGTTTTCACGTGAAGATATTTTAAATACACAAATATTCGAAAATATAACACTAGATAATATTAAAGTATTGCTTAATGATGAATTTTTATGTCATCATTTTATATCAGTACTATATATCTTTAAACACGAATTATCGGAAGAAGATATTAAAACAATTATTTTGTTTTTACAAGGAAATGATAAAAATATCACTATAGATAACATTACAGATGTAAATTATAAAAAACTACTTCAAAGACTAAATGATATGAAAATTAAAAGGATCAAAGATAAATCTGGAATTGATATGAAGGGTATCGAAGATACAACTCTGGGGAAACTTGCAAAAGAAATTCTTGAAGATGTTGATGTAGATAAAATTCAAAAATCTATTGGTGAAAAAGGAGATGTTTTAAAAGCCATAGGTGATCCAGATAGTGGTTTCACGGAACTTATTACAAATGTAAGTAGAAAAATGGCGAACAAAATTTCAAGTGGAGAATTGAAACAAGAAACATTGCTACAGGATGCTATGAAATTTGCATCTGTAATGCCCGGGCTATTTGGTAGCGCAAGTGGAGCTAAGTCTTCTGACAAAAATAACGGTGTTCCTGATATGTCAGCAATGATGAATATGATGGGTTCTATGATGGGTAATAAAGATAATATGAATATGTTCAAACAAATGGCAGAAAATATGAAAGCACCAAAAGGGTCAAAGACATCATTTAATAATTCATCATATAAAAAAATGGCGGCTGCTAAAAAATTAAAGGCTAAACTAAATAAGAGAAGAGAAGGTGGAGAAGAAAATTAAATAATATAAATATTAGAAGAAAGACAAATAATGTTTTGGTTGGACAATTTAAGTGAACTAACAAGTCCTATACTTATACCAAATAATAATATGACTATTGAAGACAAATTAAATGCAATTATAAGACTAATCTTATTTATAGGAATAATTGCAACATTAATTTTTAATGATTCTAGATACATACTTTTTGTATTGATTATAATGATAATGTCAATTGTTTTGTACAATTATCAATATGAAAAAGTAATGCAAACTGAGAAATATTTGAATGATAATAACCTAGATATATTAGATAATAAAAAATGTGTTAAACCATCAAAACAAAATCCATTTATGAACCCAAATATTTTGAATATTAACATAAATAAAGAGCAACATCAAGCATGTCCGATAGATAAACCAAGTATAAATAACGCAATAAATCAATATTTTTATACAAATGTATTTCGTGAAACAGATGATATTTATGATAAATCATTGCTAGATAGACAATTTTATACAGTTCCTTCTACAGCTATACCAAATGAAAGAGAAAAATTAGCAGATTGGTTATATAATAGAGGTCCGTCGTGCAAAGAAAATAATGGAATACAATGTTATAATAATCTATACAATGACTTACAAAGATCGGCGCATCATTAAAAATATATAAAAATTATTCTACAGATATAATAGTAGAAACTATGGAAACAAAAAAAACATTATCATATAGTATTGAAAATATAGGTAATAATATTACAAAAGAATTTCAATATAGTGACTATTCAAAATCAGATGATAAGCAAGAAAATATATTATTGTACAAAAGTATTATGAAAGGTAGTGAAACTTTGGAAAGTTTTAATAAATTATATAAATACGAAGATAATATAAGCGAAATCATAGGTAATAGTAAAAATAAACATTCATGGAAAATCAAGCAATATAAAAATAATTTATTTCAAAAGCAATATAAAGAAGATTATGATAGAATAAAGTTCAATATTAATTATGATATTATTGAAAATATGAATAAAAATAACCATAGATTTATTAAAGATAAATTAGAATAATTTTTTTATTTATTATTTACAAATAGAATGAATAATAATATTTTTGATAGTTCTACAAGTATATGTACTGATACTTGCTGGAAAAATGCAAAAGAACTACATAATAAACAAATATCAGACTATAACTTATACCAAAACAATTTTATAGATTGTGAGTATCCTCATGTAAGAATGTCAGATATGTATCTTAATCATCCAAATTTAAGAGGTCGCCCTGGATATGGGTTGACAGACGATTGTCTTGTAGATAATTATTCATCATTAAGAAGTAATCCTGGTACATTAACACATGATAAATGTAAAATACAGTTATTTCAAAGAATATTTACAGGAGGTCCAAATTTAAGATGCGGGAGAACAGATGTTGCTTCTGAATTAGAATTATTGGAAGGAAGTGATACTAATCCTTTTAAATGTAAAAAAATAATTATGGAAGAAGAAATGAATAATTTTATACCATTATTAAATTGTATGAAAGATATACAAGATCCTAAACATATTGTACCTATATGGACCAATGGCGGTGAAGACACAAGATCTTATATTCACAGAGCGGAATTCAATAAAAATTGTAATTGGATGGGAAGAAATAAAAATTTTTCTATATAATAAAAAAATTATATATTTATAGATAATAAGATGAGTTTTAATAGAACAACTTATGATACTTGTTCATATAATCAAGATTTACAAAATAATGTTAGTACATTAAGTTACATATTATCACCATACAGATACGAACATAAGGATAAATGCAGACATCAATTAGGATTTATCGGTGGAACTGCTGTTTCACATGTGCAGGGTAATCTGGTTGATTTAGATAGTGAATTAAGAGGACAAACTAGATATATTTCTAAGTGCGGTACTAATCAATATGTTCCTACAAATGATGGTATAATTAAAAATGATAAAACACAACCAATAGATACCACAATGTTACATTTACCAGCATGTCAATCTATTATGTATCGTGAAGTACCTCTTCCTCCAAAAATGAATTATAATCATTGCTAAAAAAATTATTTTTATTACATTATATTTAACATAAACCACCTAAATAGTTAAATAATATATAGTATATAATGTATATAGGCCCTAACATAAATGCAAAAAATGCAGTAATTATACGGAAAAATACATTTTGAACACTTCCTTTCCAAGTACAAGTGTATGATAAATATGCTGCACCAATAGATATTAAAAATGCTACAATATATAAAATAGCTAATATTATATAATCTACTACTTTCCAGTTATAATAATATTTAGAATTGTAACCATTTGCAAGTAAGTATAATGATTTTATACCATCTGTATGCGGTTCATTATCTGAGAATGGTTCTTGAATATCATTAAGAATGCTTTGAATAAAATGAAATATAAGCATATATCTATTTATTTAAGTATAAAATAATATATTATTTTATTAGAATTAGATGAACCAATATATAGATACAAGGTTAAACTATGACAGTTGTAGTTACAAAGAAAAACTAAAGAGAACAGTGGGTCCCGGATTATATCATTTAGAAACACCCTATAATGATTGTATGGATTGTTCTAGAGATATACCCGCAGATCCTTCTCTAAGATACCAATCGTATGGACATAATACATGTAGTATGAAAGCTGCTGTTGATGATTCAAGTGAATTACTTGGACTTAATTATAAGGCTACTAAATGTAATGCAGAAGAATATATACCTGGAAAATACCAACCAACAGGCTGCAATATTAAAGGTAATACCGACATTAGAGCCTGTTTAGCTCCACAGGAAGATACTAGATTATCTAATCCTCCATGCACTCTAAAAGAAACTGGTATAAATAGATGGGAATGGCTATGTTTTGATCCACAAGAAAGAGCAATTCAAGCATTTGATAGAGTTCCTGTAAATTACAGAATGGTAGCTAAAGATAACCATGTTCCTTGCATAGATACACCTTTAGATCAGTCGAATTTTCAACCTAATCAAAACGCAGAAATGAACAAATTAGATGATTGGAAGAATACTGTCAAAGATAATAAGATGTATTCTCCCGGATATCCTTATGGATCTTTATATTATGGTGTAAAATGTTAATATATATTATTTTTTTGACATCATTTTATTATAATTATTTTATTAGTTTTTAAGATTAATATATAATTGTATATTTCTTGCTATTTTTTATCCTTTATTCAGTAGAGTAATAATGGAATTAAATCCTCAAGACGTTCCATCCATGAATAATATTTATAGTTCAAGATATTGGGATAAAGTGAGAGCTGATGAACAAGACAGAAGCAATAAAATGTATGAAAAAGCCAGAACACCATTTGAAACAGGAGTAGTTTCAAAACCCGCATATTCTGATATGTTTTATAAATTAAATTCTGAAAATAATCAAACCAATGATAAATATATATCATCATTATCAGGAGAACAAATTAAAGCAGAGAATTTTATACATAATAATATGCAGCCTTTTTTAAGAAAAAATGTAACACAAAATACCAATGTCGAAAATATGTCATCAAAACTTGATATCAACACTGGTAATAATCAATTTTGGCAGAACAAAAAAGAAGTACCGTGTTTTTTCAAACCAACTGCTAATACTGCTAATGTATGTAGTATGAAAAACAATGATGATTTTTATAAATCTAGAATTGATGTAACTACGAAAGTCAATAATTTTTTTCCAATTGAGGCAATAAAAGTAGGACCTGGTTTAAATCAAGGATATGGTTCTGCAGGTACAGGAGGATTTCAACAAAGCGATGCTTTAGATTATGCAAAACCGAGAAGTATCGATGACCTTCGTAGTAAAATTAATCAAAAAAATACATATTTCGAAATACCTTTTCAAGCTCCTGTTAAAGGTATAGAACAAAGAGGTGTTGTTAATCCTTTGACTAAACAAAGACCAGAAACTGTATATGAACAATCTGAAGATCAATGGTTAAAAACAACGGGCGGAATTACCAAAGAAACTGTTCGTTCGGTACAAAATGTCAAACCAACATCTAGACCTGAATCACATATAGAATATAAAGGTATTGGATCTTTACATGAACAAAATCCGGGGCTAGGTACAAAAGATGATTATGGTAAAAACAATATTATGGTATATAATACTGAAAGAGAATTAACACAAACTCGTACGGTTGTATCTAATGTTACAAGTGTTGTAAAAGCAATTGTTGCACCTATAATGGATGTTCTTAAATATACTATGAAAGAGTACACAGTAGAATCTGCAAGAGGAGTAGGTAATCCAAGTATACAAATACCAGAAAAACCAACATTATACGACCCAGATAATCATATAATGAAAACAACTGTTAAAGAGACCACTATACATGATAGTGAAATGAATAATTTGACAGGACACAAAGAAACTTATAGTGCTTTACAAGACAATGCAAAAACAACTGTAAAAGAGACTACGATACATGATAGTGAAGTAAATAATTTAACTGGAAATAAGGAAACTTATTCAGCATTAAATGATATTGCAAAAACAACTGTTAAAGAAACTTTAATACACGATACTACAATTACAAATATAAAAGCAGGAGATGCAGGATATACAGTTACCGACGATGAAGCTAAAAAAACATTAAGACAAACATTGGCTAAAGTTGATACAACAAGAAATATTGGAACAGGAGTATACAAAGTGTACGTATATGATCCTGATATGGTTGTCAAAAAAACTGTTAAAGAGACAACTATCAAAGGTAAATCTGAATATGGATTTATAGGAGGTATTTTAGAAGGTCTTTTTGGAGGTTATTTAAGTACACCCGTAGAAGTAAAAAATACACAAAAACAATTTTTATCTGATTATAATGAATATGGTATTGCCGGTGCTATAAATGAACATAGACAAACAGATAGAACTGCAGAAGAAAATGCAGAAATTGATGGTACACGCGAAGGTATTATGATTGCTGCAGGCCATACTCCAAATCCAGGTAATATGAATATTGGTATAGATTCTTCCGAAGTTGAAATGACTACAAGAAAAGCTTTTGAAAATAGCATTCCAGCCCGTGAAACTGGAAATGTCGGTATGATTTATCAAACTACACCTGAATTAATTGAAAAATGTAGTATGACAAGAACAACAGATAATCTTAATGCATTTGAAAATAGACTTGATAGCGATTTGTTAGAACCAGTAAATACCAATGAATATATGATTAAAATAAATCCTATCAAAAGTGGTTGTAGAATATAAAAAGTATATAAGAATAAAATGATATATATAGTTGTGGTGAAAAAGCCACATAGTTCCTATAGCTCAGTTGGTAGAGCGTCGTGCTTATGACGCGAAGGTCATGGGTTCAAACCCCATTGGGAACAGTTTATTTCTTTCCTTGTTATGATGATCATAAATCATAGCATTATTTAATTTGTTTCAATTCTCAATCAAAGTAAGAAAAATTGATTTAGATTATTAAAGATATTATTTGACGAAGACATATAATATCATGCAGAACCTTCTCTATTGCAACCAGGAAACTGTGAAAACATATAGTTTCTTGACTGAAAATATCAACAAGACAAATCACGAGTTCTTGAATGTCGTTGAAATCATCATTGGCACAAGTTTCAGGATCAAAACAAGGAACAATGTTGTGATGTCAATTGCACACACTATGGACACTTGTGGGGAACTAGAAACCATCATTTTAGATGCAAATGGTGCCCTAGATCATGATACTCTTATGTATCACGATAACAGAGAAGAACTTCTCAAATATATTATGGATAACTAAAAAATCAAAAATATAAATAAAAACAACATTTAAGTAATAGTGTTGTTTTTTATTTCTGACTTTTATCAAGACAATTTAGGCAAATACATATATGATAACATATTGGAAATAATACTTCTACTTTATTTTCATAACATATACAACATTCATCTGTTAATCCTAGAACTTTCCTAGGGTTTACAACTGTATTTTGTTGTCTGCATAAAGGACATTGCATATTATATGTTATTGTATTTTTTTTATCATGTTCTGGATTTAAAGGACAATTTTCTTTAATATGAGGTTCGCGTTTTTGACATTGCTTACAATGATGAGCATCAATTGTATGATACATTTTCTTTTTACAATTTTCAACTGTACAATATAATTCTGTAGGTAAAGTTTCACTAAAATAATTTTTAAGTAATTGAATATTGTTTATTTTACCACATTCTGCATCTCCATGTCCATTTTTCCCACATTTTCCGCATTTATGGCCTTTAGTAACATGAGTATTACTATAACGACAATAACGCACTCTACAATAAGAAGGATACATAACTCTTATTATACTAAGTTATTTATCATTTTTTATATATATTAGCATCATATTTCTTGTTATATAAAGACTTAAATATTTTAAGTATATATAAAGATTTATGGAAGGACTAATCGATACTAGAGATGAATATATGGAACATATTCAAGATCTATTGAGTATACCTATATCCAAAAGATTATACGGAATTTATAATGATTGCTTTGCTAACAAAAAAAACTTAAAACAATTTCAAAATGAATTAATTGAAATACGTAAATGGAATACTAACCTAGTTATTGATGAATACAAAAAAATTGTAAAATATACAAAATGTAAATATTTAAACAATCTTATCAAAATAATTATCATCAGCACAATCAAAATAAAAATTTATGAATATAAAGATCAATTTGATAATATTAAAATAAAAATACCAAACCCTGAGGATTTTGTACATAAATGTTATATAAATTGTTCATTGTTTGCATGGAAGAATGCATATTTATTTAATAAAATCAATATTAAAGATGCTGAATATCAAAATAATTTAAATGTTATTGAAGATAACATAAGAAGGATTATAAAGAAAACTTTTAGAGATTTTATTCCATTTGAGGAAATCTTTCAACAAATAGAAGAAAATTTAACTGAAAATGTAAATCAGTTTGATAATGGCTTTAAAAATAAGGACTATAATGAAAAATCTATTGAAGTAGATGATGATCAAGGAGATGAAAATAATGAAGACGAAGATGAAGATGAAGATGAAGATGAAGATGGAGATGGAGATGGAGATGAAGATGAAGATGAAGATGAAGATGAAGATGAAGATGACGAAGATGAAGATGAAGATGAAGATGAAGATGACGAAGATGACGAAGATGACGAAGATGACGAAGATGTTGAAGATGAGGAAGGAAAAATACACAAAAATACAAATGCAATTATAAATAGCAATATAATCAATTTAAATGATAATGAAATTATAGACAATGAATTATATGAAGAGTGTAATAAAGAAATCTCATTAAATAATGAAAATTTAAAAGATAATAATAATATAGATTTGAATAATGGATATAAAAATGAAGAACAAGACGAATATAAAAGTAATGAAACAAAACAATGTATTAAAGATGATTCACAAACGAAAACGTATGCAATGCAAGAATTATATACCATTATGCAAGAAAATAGTCAAGACCAGGAAGCAAATTGTTTTAACAAAGAGATTATACATCAAGAAACCATTGATAACAATACAACAATGTATCAAAAAGAAAATAAATCAAATGAAATATATGAAAATAATTCAAAAAAAGAAGAGATTTCTTATGAACAACATGATATAAGTGATATAGATGAAGATACGAGAAGTGTAATAAGTAATATAAGTAATGTTTCTGATATTAAAGAAATATTTATCAAAGATGTTCCAAAATCATCTAATAAAAAACCAAGTTTTTTTTAACACAGTAAATATATCTAATAGTTTATAAAAAAATGATCAATATATTTAGGTTAATATTATATTTGAAAATGCACGCTCGTTTTTGTAATAGCTGCTATTCTAGCACAAATATTGTTTATTCATATCGTAATTTTATATGTTTGAAATGTAAAATAATTGTTAAAAAATGTGATACTTGCGGTTTATATTGCGGTAATACTTGTCTTGATTTATTTGATAAAGTTCTAACTCTTGAATAAATATTTCTCTATTTTAAAACTTAGGATGTTTCTTTACTTTTATTAATTTTGCATTTTTTTTTTTGGTAAATACACCTGGGTCATATTCTTCTATATCATCGTCCTCATTTGCTAACCCCATCATATCGCGTTGATCTTGTATAGATTGCATTTCCCACAAATCATGAGAACACATTTTAAAGTTAGCTTCTTGCGCTTTATACCAAAAAACTATATCTGATATATTATTTGATTGTACCTTATTATCTATAACTAAACACTCAAAATTTTCAGTGCATTGGTTCATCACCTGATTAAAAACATCAAACGTAGGAAACATACCAGCATAATGATTATATATTTTTTCACGTTCTTTAACAATATTGTTTCTAAATATAAATACATAATCAATATTAGATCTTAAATCTGGAGGAAGTCCTAATCCATGTTGCATTGTAATTAGAAAAAATATTTTGTAATGTCTACCATTCATAAATATACAACGGATATTTTTATCAGTCATAGCTTGTTTATTATACATACAATCGTCTAATATTAAAAATGCTCTTGGATCTACTGATGAAGATCCGTGTTTTGCAAGTTCTTTTTTTCTTTCATTTGTAATATTTATTTGTCTGTTCAAAAATTTACTAACTAATTTTTCTTCTAATTCGTCATATATTAACATTTTAGGTATAAATTTTTCAAAATATCCGTTTGCACGTTCTGTGGGTGATACAACAACTCCTACAGGAACATCACGATGATAACTTAGAATATCTTTCATACAATAACTTTTACCAGTGTTGCGTTTACCAATAAATACTACAACAGAATCACTCTTTATTTTAGAGGGATCAAATTTTTTTAATTCTAATCTCATTTAATAAATTATAATAAAAATAATATATTATATCTTACACGCAATATGCTAAAAAATATTTTATTCACTATTACTTCCATCGTCGCTTGAACTATCGGAAGAGCTTTCACCAGATGTTTCACTCGAGCTCATTTCAGATCCTCCGCTATATGGTTCAAATCCATATTTTAATGGATCATTTATTCTCTTCAAAATACTAGGGTCAATATTGTTTTTCTTTTTTACATCATATACAGGGTCTTGTATATTTATGCTTTTATGATCGTTTTCATATATTCCTAATGACAATAATATATCTGTATTGTCACTAAATGCAAAATATACTAAAACAAAACAAGAAATAAATATCATAAAAAACATAATGATGTTATTTGTTGTTATAAGATGTTTCTGTATATCATAAGGTTCGTTTGGATCTTCGCGGTCATTTTTTCCAATATAATGTATTACTCCAAATAATATAGATGATATTAAAAAAGAATACAATAATAATGAATACATTCTATATAAAATACTTCATATTTCTTGCTTTAATTATTACGCGCTAACTAAAACTAATTGATTTTGTAAAAATCATCCAAAAGAATATACCCATAAATGCCTTTGCAATCAAATCTAGTATATTATATATTATATTTTTTGTTTCTTCATCCTGTAAATATGCTATACCATAAATGCTCCAAATCACTACAAATGTGTAATAGGTAAATGATACAATAAAATTATTTTTCCCATTACTCATATATATATACCATATAAATCCGAACATTATTATTAAAAACATAAAACCTAGAATCAAAGCTGAGAATCTTGAAATTTTATTTGTTTCTCCCAAATATCCTGACAAAATCATACATAAATCTAGAAATAATACGAAAATAAAAATTTTAATTGTAAATGGTTTCTTTTTTTCATTAGCTAATAACATACATAATACAAACAACATAAATGGTGTGGATATCATCCAATCAGTATATCGTATTATATTTATTTCATTATATGGTATATTTTTACCTTGCTTTCTGCTTTCACTAATTTTATTTACGAGTATTGAATAAAAATATGCAGCAATAATTGATATACATGTTTCTAAATTCATTATATGTCTTACTACATTATTTGGTGTACGTAATGATTCTGTGAATGTTATTGTGCCTGTGGTTAAAAGAAATACATATGTAATATAAAAAGTTGCATCAACTACTTCAGTATTCATTTGTTATATACATATATAATAAAAATAAATTATTCAATTACTTATTTTTTTGTTTGGCTAGTGCAGGATCTTTTACACATCTGCCTGTTTTTTCATTTATTATTTTTCCAGGCGGACACTCCTTCTCTTTTTTTTTATCATTGCGTTTTTGTTCTTTGGAGTTAGGTGATAGAGACAAAAGTGAATTTGCCATATATTTTATTTTTTTTTTACCATTTTTCTCATTTGATAAACAAGCATTGATATATTGAATTACATTTTGAGGATTATTTTTTACTTTTTCAATCATTTTAATACGTTTTTTAAGTTCTTTTATTTCTTCTTTAATTTGTTTTACATCTTCTTTAGTCAATTGTTTTTTTTCAGCAATAAGTCTATTATCATACATTTCTACTCTATTTTTCAGTTCTTCTATCGTATTATTGGACTGTTCTTCATTATCGACTTTGATCATTATGTCTTCAATTACAGGATATGCAAATTGGCTTCTATCTGAACTTCTATCAATATAACTTATTAAACCTGCTGTTTTATTTAAGAAATTTATTGAACCGTGTTCAGTAAATAAACCATTCTCTTGACAATATTCATTTTTGAATTTTTCAAAATCTTCAGGGAATTGTTCATTTTTGGGCATTAGTAAATTAATTATTTTAATGCAACTCATTGGATCATCTGTTATAGGCGTTGCTGTCATTAAAAGCATTTTAAGAGATTTCTCACCTGATTTTTCAAATGAGTTTTGGATCATATTCTGAAGAACTTCTGGATTTGGTTTTTCAATTGCTGACAATGAATTACTATAAACTTTATGTATTTCATCAATAATTATGAGAGTTTTCTTGAAAGGATCTTCTTTTCCATTTCTAGCAACCATTTGTTGATAAAATTTATTTTTACCTTTTATAAGGTTTGTAAATTGTTTATATGATATTGGTTGTATCCAATTATTTCCAAGAAGTTTCATTCTTTCCGCACGCGATGGTGGTAATTTTTTACCATTTTCAATTCTTTCTTGAATTATTATATTGCAAATCTTATCAAACATATTTTTCCATATATCTTCTTTTAATGTATGACGCGTTACCCATAATATAGTATATCCTTGTTTATCAAAAGTATTTGTTGCAGTGGCAATGGCCGAACAAGTCTTTCCTGATCCAACACTATGGTATAAGAATAATCCTTTGTAAGGAGATTGTGGGGTTAAGAAATTCTGTACAAATCCTTGAGTTTTTGTAAATTGTACAATTTCATAATTCTTCTTGGATTTATCTTCAACCTTAACTTCTTGTTCTACTAAACATTTATTCTTAATTTCAATTTTATCCCAAGAATATTCACTGAAATGTTTTTCAACATATTTATGAAGATCTAAATAACTTAATTTATTGGGTGGTGGTACTGCAGGATAAACTACGGGCGTTGGTGCAATTATTTTTTTATCATCTTCACTATATTTGTTCATAAATTCTTTTATTGATTTATAATTGTCATCATGTATTAAATAAGCTCTTCTGAAATAATCTAAACTGCTTTCAATATCCTTCTTATATATTTTTAAGAAACGAATTGGACTAAGCCAAACTTGATTAACTGCTTTGCAAAAATCTGGCATTTTATTTAAATAATTACATAATAATGGTTTTGCAAATTTTTCACTTAAAGTTTTTAATAGGTCATTACGACCTACATGTATAGCAGCAATTAAAAGTATAGATTTAGGTGCAATTTCTAAAGCACCTTTGCAATTTTGTCTACAATCAAGTCTTACATCATTTGTATAGATTTTACCTCTGATATTGCTTACTATTCTAATAAAATCTTTTCGTACAGGTTTTACTGGCGATTTAACTTCTTGTTTAAAACTATCTTTAATCTTTTTTACCATATTGTAAAATCTATTATTTGTTTTCTCAAACATATGTATATTTTCTGTTAATGGTAGATCTACAGCACTAGTGATTACTAAATCCTCTAAATCAGCTATAAAATTAAGAGCGCTGATATTTTGATTACTGTATTTTAGATATAACTCATGTACATTTGTATTATCATCATACATCATATTATATCTAAAAACATTTATAGGCCATCCTTGATTTGGTATAAATGGCAATCCTGATTGACCACAAAATCTTGTGCCTCTTCCTATAACTTGTGTTTGATCTGCTTTTGTTATTAACGGTTCTAACATATGCATATATTTCACATCAAATACATCAATACCCTCTTTAAAACCAGGATCTAAAATAAGAAATCTAATATTTTCCCCGTTAATATTTTGAGGTCTTTCATTCATTTTGAGCATCATCTTTTTCTTTAAACCAACTGATAAAGGTTTCTTATAAACTGTAGATGTGGTAAGTAATCCAAATGTTCTATGTTTTTCCAACCCATCATTTTTAATAGCAAATCCATTATTATATACTAATGTAAAACCATTTGCAATTAATGCTGAAGCTATCATTTTTGCACCATAAACACCACTTACATCACTATATATAATATGTTTATAATATTTACCATATACTTTGGTATCCTCATCGTCTAGTTGTTGAATTTTTCTTATTAATGCATCGATTTTAGGAGACATAGTAGATAAATCGGCTTGAACAAGCTGTTTATTAAATTTAGCAGAATCAAATTTATGTTCAGGTTTTACATAAGCCCATGAACTAGCATTTCTAATACACACTGCTTCTTTTGGTATTTTGTTATTCATACAACCTGCTATTTCTATATTTAAGAAATATTATAATATAATATACACAAAAATGAGTTATATTGAAGAGCTTAATAATATAGATTATAGTAAAATTGATAAATTTTCACTTAATGGTATGTCATTTCATGCAAAGGTCATTGGTGTATATGACGGTGACACAATAACGGTTGTTTTCAAATTTATAGATACATTTTATAAATGGAGTTGTAGAATGAATGGCATAGATACACCAGAAATAAAATCTAAAAATCCTGCTGAAAAAGATCTTGCTATTAAGGCACGTGATTTTTTACGTGATAAAATTCTGGGAAAAATTATAAAAATTAACTGTGGTGATTTTGATAAATACGGAAGACTTCTTGTAGGTGTTATATATGATGATGAAAATATAAATACTTATATGATACAGTCAGGGTATGCTAAGGCTTATACTGGTGGAACAAAAGAGGAATGGTAATTTGTAATTATAAAATGAGTACATAATTTAGTTAAACTTTAAAATTATAAAAACTTTCTAAAATTCATAGAAAAAATAAATTATGTACTCATTTTAATTTAACTCTTATTATATTACATATATACCACTATCCAATTTTTTTGTATGTTATAATCAAGACTATATATATAAAGGTTTTGCTTATAATGAGTATTAATGATATGAGTGTGGTTTATATTTTATTATTTAATTTATTAAATTTGTTTATGTTACCATCTAATGGATATATGGTACCTATGATGAAATCACCTATATCTCCCTTTAATGAATGGCATTGTATTGATTTTGTTAAAAATATTGATAAAACTAAACCATTCTCATATAATGTTGGTGATTTGCCTTTAGTATCTTGGTTTAATACCAAAAACAATTCAGTATTATCTACATTAAACATATGTAGTCACATGGGTTCAAAATTGGATCATGGTAAAGTAATAGATGGATGTTTAACATGTCCATATCACGGTCTCATACATGATGAAGAGAAAACATTTGGTAAAACTTTGATTTTTCAAGATAAACTTTGGTGGAGTTATGAACCAAAATATCAACTTCCTCCTGCTATTCCCTTTTATAAAAGCAAAAAATTTGAAACTTCGCATATGACTATTGATATTGATGCGAATATCATAGATTGTGCTTTTAATACTATGGATATGAACCATCCAGCATATGTTCATAACAATATTTTAGGTTTTGGAAGCAATATACCACCAACGGACGTAAAAACTTTAAAATATCATAAAAAAAATAAGGTTGGATTATCATTTACATACAAATCGAATTCAAATTTAGTTCATTTAAAAAATGAATTAAAATTATCAAAGAATTTTCATATATATGAATATCCATATAGTACATGGTCTCGTGTGTCATTGCCAAATAATCAACATTTAATAATTAATGTAAATATGTTACCATTATCTCAAGATAAGACTAGATGGTTTATTACGATGAAAT